GACACCAAAAAAAGATGATACATATTATCATACTAATGATTATTGGGCACCAAGAGGTGTTGATATAATCAAGGGATATTATTTTGTTACATCTACAATCCTTTTATCTCAGGGTAAAGAGATAAGAAAATTAAATAAATTAATAATTAACAATTAAAAAAAATCACATGAAAAAATTAATCATTTTAGCGTGTATGCTTGTAGGATATTCAAGTGTAGCGCAGGAAGCATGGAATCACAATAGAATAGATGAT